GTTGATGAAATCGGCATTATTCAAGGACTTGTTCAATTAGGCATAGGCAGTAATATTAGCCTTGAAACCGCATTATCACGCCTGCCATTTATCGAAAATCCGTTACAGGAAATCGCCAAAATTGAAAGCGAAAGGAAAAACAATGAGAGAATCGAACTCGATAAAATATCCGATGATGATTTAGGCGGCGATATAGATGGATAAGTTTATAACTATAAAAAACAAGATAGAAAAAGCGGAACAAAAGAAGATTAAAACGATCTTGAAAAAGTATAAGTTATCACAGAAAAAAGTTATTGACGAATTATCAGCGGTGATACTGCCGAATTGGAATAGTGACGGTATATCGGTTATAACTAATGACTTTGTAGCAAGTGTGCAGACGGTTATTAGAGACAACCTAAATCAACTACAAGCTGATGAGATCGAAACCGTTACATCTATCTTATCAAATGCGTATAGTAAAGCGGTAACAGATACCGCTAAATTGGTAGGCGTATCAATAGATTATAATTTGGTTAATCCGGCAATTATAAAAGCTGCGATTGATACCCCTATTGATGGGCTTAACTTCTCACAAAGGATATGGAAAAATACGAATAAACTTGCAAATCGTATCTATGATGATGTTCTGGATGTGGTCAGGAACGGCACACGCCCAGATGAAATAGCGAGGCGAATTAAAAAAGATTACGGTTCCACCGCTTATCAATCGAAAAGACTTGTAAATACAGAGCTTGCAAGGGCTGTAAATCACGGACAGATGGACACTTACCGCAATAGTAAAGTAGTAGATTCTGTCATGTATATGGCTACACTGGAAACAAACACTTGCGAAACTTGCGGAAAGTTAGACGGTAAAAAATTTAAAATTGATTCTGCACCTACAATTCCCATCCATCCGAATTGTAGATGTTGCTATATACCCATTGTTGACGATTATACACCGTCACAAAGGGCAGATAATCAAACAAAAACTAATATAGATTATACCACTTTTGACGAGTGGCAATATAAATTATAATCCCATCCTCTTTTGAGGGTGTTTACATATATATTTTAATTACACTTTATGGATTTATTTACATAAAGGGTAGAAAGGATTCTGAACACAATGGATTTTGGCGAACTTATTGAACAATTCAAGACTTTTGAAAACACAGAGGAATACGAAAACTATGTTAATGGTCTTGTGAACAATGACAGAGTATCGAAGTATCTTGCAACCGATGACGGAAAGAAATATATCCAACCGCAGCTTGATAGTTATTTTTCAAAAGGTCTTGAAACTTGGAAAACAAATAATCTTGACAACTTGGTTAATGCAAAGGTAAAAGAACTTTATCCCGATGCCGACCCGAAAGATACAGAAATTGCCGCAATGAAAGCGGAGCTTGAAAAAATCAAGGCTGAATCACAAAGAAAAGATTTGACAAATCAGGCTTTGAAAATTGCAAATGAAAAGGGTTTACCCGTTGATTTGGTTAGCTTTTTTGTCGGAGCAGACGAAAAGACCACAACGGCAAATATGGGTAAATTGGAAACAGCTTTTACAACCGCATTATCCGAAGCAGTCAAAAATAAATTAAAGGGTGAAAGTTATGTACCACCTGATGGAGAAACCGAAGATATTGACGGTGTAACAGCGGCATTTGCAAAACTTAACCCCGGAATCAAAATTAACTGAAAGGATTGATATTTAATGACATTATCTGAAAGATATTCACAACTCGTTGATACCAAAACAAGAAATGCACTTGTTTTGAAGGACGATGTAATTTTTAATACTCGATACGAAGGTAGCCCAAAGGCTGGTGCAGTAAAGGTTAGAAAGACTGGTACAGCAACAGTACAGGATTATGATAAAACTAACGGTGTAAGTCTTACACAGGGTACATCCCAATGGATTACTGTTAGTATCAATAAAGATAAAGCAATCAATGAAATTGTTGACGGCTACGAAGCATCCGCAGTACCTGACGGCATTATTGCTGATAGACTGGACGAGGCTGGTTATGCTATGGCTGCAACACTTGATGTTGACGGTGCAAGCGAACTTGTAACTAATGGTACTACACTTGCAGACACAACCGCCCTTACTAAGTCAAATGTATATGGTAAGATTGTAGATGTTATGACAACCTTGACAAAGGCAGGAGTACCGAATGTTGGTAGATGGCTAATTGTATCTCCTGATACATACGCTTTGATTCTGAAATCTGATGAATTTATCAAGGCATCCGCCCTCGGTGATGCTGTCGTACAGACTGGTGCAGTAGGTTCTATCGCTGGCTTTACTGTATTCGTGTCTAATAACCTCGGTACAGGTGTAGAGTTTGTAGCAGGTCATCCGGCTTATGCAACAAGAGTAAATGAATGGTCTGTACCTATCAGAGTACAAAACATTGACGGCGGCGGTCAGTATATCGGTGCATCTGCTGTACAGGGCAGAAAGGTATATGCACACAAGGTAACTAATTCTAATTGCATCCTTGTAAAGACTGTATCTGCATGATAAATATGGTTTAGGGTTTTGTTTGCCAAAGCCCTAAAACCAAACAAAAAGGAGAAATAAGCAATGGATTTAATGACAATCTATACTGATGAGTACACATATATATCAGCACTTTTTAATGATTTGGGCGTTACCTTTAATCAGTCGCTATTGCTTAATTATATAGATATGGCTTGGAGAGCAATAGCAAGGTATCAATGGATTGATATTGATTATGATACAATCAGCGATGATAAAGCGGAATATATACCGCTGATACAAGAACTTGCTATTGCTTATTTTAACAACGCCCAAAAAAGAAATAGTATAGTCAAAGGCGAGGCACAGATCACGCAACAATCACAAGGTAGTCGAAGTGTAACGTACAAATCGAATACTATTGAGATAGATGACAACGGATTAACCGCAGAGGTCAAGGCGGCTTTACCAGTTCGCAAATTGAGGGTTTTATAAATGAATTGGTTTTATAATTATCAAATATCCGTGACAAAACAAGTTAATGAGTACGATAGTATAACAGGCTTGTTTGACCGAGCGGATAGTGTAGTAATACACAATATACCCTGTGACATACAACCATTAGATGTGACTGTTGATATAGATACAAGCGGAAAACTAATTGATGCTAATTACAAGATTTATCTGGATGCTGACCCTACTATTGATACTAATTGCAAGGTATCATTTAATAATCAGAATTTCTCAATCGTTAAAATAACAGACTGGACAGATTATTATATCTTGTATGTTAAGGCGGTGATTTAATGGCAGATTTTAACCATTTTGGGGAGGAGCTTGCAAAGGTTCTAAACGCAGCGGAGGCAGGAATGAAAAACGCTGTTATTAAATTTGAAGCTGACACAAAAGCATTGACACACGTACAAACCGGAACATTAAGAAGAAGCTGGACGCACAAGGTAAAATCAAATGCAAATGGCACAATAGAGGGTGCTGTCGGTAGTAACTTAGAATATGCCCCCTATGAGGATGCACTACACGGCAATATATCAACTGCACTGGATAACAACCTTGACGAATATATGAATACTATTTCAGATGAGATTAAAACAGCGATTGGAGGGAGTTAGTCAATGAATATGGCAGAACTACGCAATTATATTATTAGTCATTTGTCGGATTTTGATGTTACATTTACGGCAAAAGATACGACAACTAATAATACATATACTGCGGTTTACCTTATTGAAAAGCCTGAATGTCATAAACTGACTTCCGGCAATGCTTTGATTATAAAATGGAATGAGCTTGACGGCGGTAATTATGTTAGGCATTTTAAAGTTGAAATTACGATACTTGCAGCTAAGTTGAAAAATGCAATATCTATAAAAGATACTTTGATTGAAATGCTTGATTTTTATAAAGAGCCTTGCAAAATTCCAAAATATACCAAATTCCGATTCTCTAATGAGGGCGGCATTTGGTTGAATAAAGACACTTTGTTATACAATGATAAATTGTTTTTCGAGTGTAAAATAATTTAGAAAGGAA